TCCGCGCTGGTGCAGGAGCATGTCGATGCCGTGCTCTTCGCGAACTACCGCGTCAGCACGCTGAAGTCCGACGTCGGCTTCAACAAGAAGGTGGTCCGCGGCGTCAGCGGCGGCGACCGCTTGCTGCACACCGCCGAGCGGCCGGCCTTCCTCGCGAAGAACCGCTTTGGCCTGGCCGAGACGCTGCCGCTGTCCTGGCCCGAGCTCGCCGCCGGCATCCCCTTCTACGCGGCGCCGCCCAGCGCCGCTCCCGCCTCTACACCCGAAGCCCGGAGCTGACCCATGGCATCCCTCAATGGAACCTTCGACGCGAGCGGCGTCGAGCCCGCCGCCCCCATGGAGCTGCTGCCGCCCGGCCGCTACGTCGCGCAGATCGTGCAGAGCGAGATGCAGCCGACCAAGGCCGGTGACGGCCAGCTGCTCTGGCTGGAGCTCGAGGTGCTCGACGGCGCGCATCGCGGCCGCAAGATCTGGGACCGGCTGAATCTCGCGAACCGCAACCAGCAGACGGTCGAGATCGCGCAGCGCCAGCTCTCCGCCATCTGTCATGCCGTCGGCCAGATCCAGGTGAGCGACAGCGAGCAGCTGCACTTCCGCCCGGTGCTGGTCACGCTGGCGGTCGAACCCGACAGCCGCGATGCGCATCTGCCGGTCGAGGAGCGGCGCAAGCAGAACAAGGTGAAAGGCTATAGCCCCGCGGGTGGCGTGGTGGCGCCTGCGCGCATGGCCCCCGCAGCGCCCGTCCAGCAGGCGGCGCCGCCCCCGCAGCAGCAGCATCCGGCCGCGTCACCCCCAGCGCCGCGCCAGCCGTCTCCCGGTGCGGCGCCGCCGCCCTGGCGGCGCACCGGCTGACGCATTCGCGGCGGGGCTCCCCCGTCGCGCCCTCTCCTCTGTGGACGACGCTATGGCGCCCCTTCCTTCCCCACCCAGTCCGACCGTTGCCGCGATCTACGCTGCCTATGAGGCGGATGCGGAGACCGGCTATCGCGCGCATCTCGGCGCCTCGCTGATCGGCACCGAGTGCACGCGGGCCATCTGGTACGGCTTCCGCTGGGCGACGCGGGCCCAGCACACGGGCCGCCTCCTGCGGCTGTTCCAGACGGGGCACTTGGCGGAGCCGCGCTTTGTCGCGGATCTGCGCCGCATCGGCATCACAGTCCTCGAGGTCGATCCCGAGACCGGGCGGCAATGGACGCTGCGCGATGCGGGCGGGCATTTTGGCGGCAGCATGGACGCGGTCGCCATCGGCTTTCCCGAGGCACCGAAGGCCTGGCACGTCTGCGAGTTCAAGACGCACAGCGCGAAGTCCTTCGCCAAGCTGCAGGCCGAGGGCGTCGCAGCCTCCAAGCCGCTGCACTGGGCGCAGATGCAAGCCTATATGCAGCTCGCCGGCATCGATCGCGCCTTCTATCTCGCGGTCTGCAAGGACACCGACGCGCTCTACCAGGAGCGTATCCGCCACGACGCAGAGGCGGCGCTGCGCATTCTGGCCAAGGCTAAACGCATCATCGCTGCGGCCCGGGCGCCGGCCCGGATCAGCGAGGATCCGGCGTGGTGGCAGTGCCGCTTCTGCGACCACCACGCGGTCTGCCACGAGGGCCAGGCGGTGGAGCGGCACTGCCGCGCCTGCCTGCATTCGACGCCGGTGAATGGCGGTGCCTGGCACTGCGGGCGACACGATCATCCGCTCGCGCTCCAGGAGCAGGAGGCGGGCTGCGCCGCACATCTGTTCATCCCCGATCTGGTGCCGGGCGAGCAGCTCGACGCCGGCGTGGATTGGGTCAGCTACCGCATGCCGGATGGCAGCGAATGGCGTGACGGGGTGTCGGCACGAACGTGTGGCGACCAGCAGCCAGTGCTGGAGGCAGTGCCATGACGCTGGCGCTTCGACCCTATCAGCGTGCTGCCGTCGAGGCGCTGTACGACTACTTCTCTGCGAGCGCGGGCAATCCGCTGGTCGTGATGCCGACCGGCACAGGCAAAAGCCTGTGCATCGCCGGCTTCACGCGCGAGGCGATCGCCGCCTATGGCGACACCCGCGTGCTGATCCTCACCCACGTAAAGGAGCTGATCCAACAGAACTTCATGACGATGCTGCGCGCCTGGCCGGAGGCGCCGGCCGGAATCTACTCGGCGGGCCTGTCGCGCCGCGATATCCGTGCGCAGATCCTGTTCGCCGGCATCCAGTCGATCCACCGCCACGCCTATCAGGTGCAGCGCTGCGACCTGGTGCTGATCGACGAGGCGCATCTGCTCGGTCGCGGCGACAGCGGCATGTACCGCTCCTTCCTGGCCCAGCTGAACGAGATCAACGCCGGCCTGCTGAAGGTCGTTGGCTTCACCGCGACACCGTATCGCCTGGACAGCGGGCTGCTCCACGAGGGCAAGGATCGGCTGTTCACAGACATCGCCTATGAGGTGCCCGTGCTGGAGATGATCCAGCAAGGCTATCTCTGCCCGGTCGTCCCGAAGCAGACCACGACGCAGCTCGACGTGGGGGGCGTTGGCACCCGTGGCGGCGAATTCATCGCGAAGGACCTCGAGGCGGCAGTGGACCGCGACGAGGTCACGCGCGCCGCAGTCGCCGAGATCGCCCAGCACGGCGAGGACCGCGGCTCCTGGCTGGTGTTCTGTTCCGGCGTCGGCCACGCCCGGCACGTCCGTGACGCCATCCGCGAGCATGGCATCTCCGCCGAGACGGTGACGGGCGACACCCCGGGGCCGGAGCGGGACACCATCCTCGCCGCCTTCAAGGCCGGGCGCTTGCGCTGCGTCACCAACGCCAATGTGCTGACCACCGGCTTCGACGCGCCGGGCACCGACCTCATCGCGCTGCTGCGTCCGACGAAGAGCGTCGGCCTGTATGTCCAGATGGTCGGCCGCGGCACACGCCTCGCCGAGGGCAAGGATGACTGCCTGGTGCTGGACTTCGCCGGCAACACCGCGCGTCACGGCCCGATCGACACGGTGGATGGCCGGAAGAAGGAACCCGCCGGGGACGGAGAGGCGCCCATCAAGGTCTGCCCGGAATGCCAGACCATCAACCATGCCAGCGCGCGGCACTGCGTCGGCTGCGATCACGAATTCCCGCCGCCGGCACTGCAGGTGTCGGCGCAGGCCGCCGCCAACGCGCTGCTGTCGACGCAGGTTCAGACAACATGGTGCGACGTCACCGCCGTCCGATACATGCTCCACGAGAAGCCCGGCAAGCCGGCCTCGCTGCGCGTCACATACGAGTGCGGCCTTGCGCGGCACAGCGAATGGGTCTGCTTCGAGCACACCGGATTCCCGCGAGAGAAAGCCGTGAGCTGGTGGCGCAGTCGTGCGCCGCATCTGCCGGCGCCCTCCACCGTAGGCGAGGCTCTGCAGCATCACGAAGCCCTCCGCCAGCCCCGCGCCATCCAGGTGCGGCCCGTCGGCCAATACACCGAGATCGTCAGCGCGAGGTTCGAACGATGACCGCACCGTGGAGGCGCGTCGCTGCGCCGGACCCTGAGAACCCGTCGCCGATGTCGCTGGTGCCAGCGAAGTCGCCGGAGCAGAAGGCAGAGGACCGCAAGCGGAAAGCCAAAGAGCGCTACGAGCGGTATCGCGCGAAGAACCCGGACAAGGTGCGCGAATGGCAGCGCAAGCAGTATCTGAAGAACCGAGAGAAGCGGATTGCTGCTGCGACGGCCAATAGCAAAGCACGGGATTCACAGGATCCGGGCGCAGCGATCGCGAGACGCGTGCTGTCGCGTGAGAAAGACATCCACGCGGCCCGGCAACGGGAGAAAGAGTATCGCGAGCGGAACATCGATCGGGTGAGGGAGCTCGCGAGAGGGAGGACAAGGCGCTACCGGGCGGTACATGCGGAGGAAATCCGCGCCAAGCAGCGAGTAGCCAAGCTCGCGAATTACGTGGCCCATCGCGACGAGATCAACGCGAAGCGCCGCGTTGAGTACGCAGCTCGCAAAGTGGTGGGCAGCCGACTGTCGACTGCGGATGACACCGCGTGAATGAGATGCCGTGTCTGCTCGCGCCCTGCCTGGCACTGGCTGTGGTGGCACCCAGCGCGGTCGCTGCGTATCCACTGGACCGTGCCCTCGTGCTCGCCCCTCTGCCTCGGCCTCTGGCCGGAGCGCCGCATGGTTGATCCCAACGAGCCGGAGCTCGCAGCGATTCGCGCTGCCGGCGACATCGCCGGGCAGTACATCGAGGCGGTCGGCCGCACCGACATGGCGATCTGGTCGGAAGCCGACTGGCGCGGCTTCATCGAGGCTATCTGCGGCGCCTATGTCGACAGCCTGGTCGAGCAGCAGATCGCCATCAACACCGCGACGGCGAAGGTGCAGGGGCTGCCGTTCGCCGCGAGCGCTGGGAGATGAACCCGGTCGACATGCTGGCCGAGGCAGCGCGGATTTATCCGGCGTGGTGGCAGGCGCACCAGACCCGTCCGGTCACCGTCATGGAGCTGGCAGAGCCGGTCCGTGCCGTGGCCGATCCTGATTCGCGCGGCCGCCAGTTCATCGCGGTCAAGCTCTGCATGCTGGATGGCGTGCGCGCGGCCGGCTTCGTCCTCGCGCGACGGAAGAGCGTCGGGAAGTGGTCCCCGGCGCGCTACCTCCTGAGCCGCGTCGAGGCATCTGGCGA